TAGTAGATAAGTATTCAGAATCTATTTTATCTCAACTTCATAAAGCAATAAAGCCAATAAATCAATTAAAAATGATGGAAGATGCTCTTGTAATATATCGTATTGCCAGAGCACCAGAAAGAAGAATATTTTATGTAGATGTTGGTAATCTGCCAAAATCAAAAGCTGAAGATTATCTAAGAAGCATAATGACAAGATATAGAAATAAACTTCAATACAATATTGAAACTGGTGAAATTAAAAATGAACAAAGATTTATGTCAATGTTGGAAGATTATTGGTTGCCTAGAAGAGAGGGTTCTCAAGGCACTTCTATAGATACCTTGCCTGGAGGAGAAAATTTAAGTGAACTTGCAGATGTAGAGTATTTTCAAAAGAAAGTTTATAAAGCATTAAATGTTCCAATATCTAGAATGGAAGCACAGCAAGGATTTCAAGTTGGAAGAGCCGCAGAAATTACTAGAGATGAAGTTAAATTTTCAAAATTTATTCATAGAATTAGATTGAGATTTAGTCACTTATTTGATGAAATATTGCAAAAACAATTAGTTTTAAAAAATATTTTATCTAAAGATGAGTGGCTAGATATTAAAAATAAAATAAAATTTGATTTTAACATTGATAATCATTATGCAGAATTGAAAGAAAGTGAAATTCTACAAAATAGATTAAATATATTACAATCTATTGAATCATATTCAGGTAGATATTTTTCGGATTCTTGGATAAGAAAAAATGTTTTAATGCATACTGAAGAGGAAATAAAAAAGATAGACTCTGAAATAAAATCTGAGAAATCAAATCAAGATGAAACATCTGGAGATGAAGATTCATTTATGTCACAAAACAATAATGATGAGCAAGGTGAGTTGAATAAAACTTCTTCAAATGATAGTCCTATAGACTTGGATTCATTTGATAGTGATGAATATATTTAAAAGTATAAATAAAATATATATTTTAGGAGAAATACAATGTCAAATAATAAAGAATTAATTAGAAAATCATTGAAAGAATTACTTAGTGATAATGTTTCTGGATTGAAAAGTGGTATAAAAAAAGTTTTATTTCAAAAAGTTAAATCTAAGATAAAAGAAAGAAAAGAAGAAATTGCTAGAAATTTAATAAACAAAGAGAGCTAAAATGAAACTCATTTGCGAAGTAACCGAAGAAATTAAAGTTATAAAAGAAGGAAAAGAAGACTCTTCTAAGAACTATTATATAGAAGGCGTTTTCATGCAGTCTGAAATTAAAAACAGAAATGGAAGAATGTATCCAGAGCAAATGCTTAAAAGTGAAATTGATAGATATGTTAAAGAATATGTAGATAAAAAAAGAGCCTTTGGTGAACTCGGACATCCTGAAGGGCCCACAATAAATCTAGATAGAGTTTCTCATATGATAACGGAACTTAGACAAGATGGATCTGATTTTATTGGAAAAGCTAAAATATTAAATACACCAAATGGAAATATAGTTAAAGCACTGATTGATGAAGGTGCAAGACTTGGTGTTTCATCTAGAGGTATGGGATCAATAAAAACAGAAGGTAGAGATGTTCAAATAGTTCAAGATGATTTTTATCTTGCTACTGCGGCAGATATTGTTGCAGATCCCTCTGCTCCAGATGCGTTTGTAAATGGTATAATGGAAGGTCGTGAATGGGTTTGGGAAAATGGAATATTAAGAGAAAGAGAATTGGAAAGAATTAAAAGAAGTATAAAAAATGCTCCACAAAAAAGAATAAAAGAAGTTAGTATAAAAGCATTTGAGCATTTTATAAAAAAATTGGAAAACAAATAATAATTTCATGTGAGTTTTTTATGGCTAATTTTTTATATGATAATGCAAGAGAAAAATTTTTGAATGGTGATATTTCTTGGTCAAGAGATACATTTAAAGTTTTGTTACTAACAAGTGATTATATTGCAGACAAGTCTAACCACACAAATTTAACAGATATTGCACAGACAAGTAGAATTGCAACATCAGATGCTTTAACAAATAAAGGAATAACATCTGGTTCTGCTAGTGCATCTAATACTACTTTTACTGGTGTTGATGCAAATAAAGTTGTTAAATCGATGGTAATAGTAAAACAAAATCCAACTGATACTGAAAATCAAACTATTTTAATTGCACATATAGATACTGCTGATGGCATAACAGGTCAAAATGGTGGATTAACCACTACAGGATCTGATATTCAAATTGATTGGGCAGGAACTGATGATATAATTTTTAAATTGTAAAAAAATATGAATATTGGATTATCACATTTAATAACACATATAAAACAACCAAGTGAGGTGTTGCCTATAGATGTGAGTTTCAGTAAACTTCATGTGTTACCCAGAGGTGCTACAGAAATAGTAGCAACTCAAGCATCTGCAAAAAGATGGAGAAGAAAATATCCTAGTGATATTGAGCAAGTAGACAGTTTTTTACTATCGACCGAGCCAGAAATACTAGATCCAAACAAAACATCTGTAAGGGTGGTAGCGGTTGGTGGTGAAGATAACTATGATTATCAAATTACCCTATTGGTTACATTTGATAATTCATCCAAAATAGAACAAGAAATATTTGTTAGAGTAAGAGAAGATTAAAATTATATAAATAAAGATGCCTTATTTTATATAATAAAAAAATATCAGGAGATTATTAAAAATGGCAATTACATCAAGATTTTTGAGAGATATTAGCGAGAGTGCTGAAATGGAAAAGAAAGAATTGGAAGTAGCAGAGAATCTAGAATCTGACATTCCAACACATGCTTCTGATGCAAGTGAAGAAATTCCAGATGATGAAGAAAAGGCTGCAAAAGTTTCTAAAGTAGCGAAGCCTGAAGTTGACGGCCCTAAGGTTAATGATGAAATGGGTGGTGATGGAGTTGTTAAAGAAGGTAAAAATTTAGAAGAGGAAGAAGAAGTAGAGGAAGAAGAAGAAGTAGAAGAATCTAGCTGTAAAAAAGAAGAAGAGGAAGTAGAAGAAGAGGAAGACGAAAAAATTTCTGAAGAGGAATTAAAGTTATCTAAAGAAGAAGAGGAAAAAATAGAAGAAGAAACTGAAGAAGAAGTTAAAGAAGCAACAGATGCTTTAACTAAAGATGAAGAATTGCCAGAATCTTTTAAAACAAAAGTTTCTTCTATATTTGAATCTGCTGTAAAAAGAACTTCTAAAAGAAGATCTGATGCTCAAAATAAAAAGTTAGTTGAATCATATAATAGAAAATTAGAATCAACTAAACAACAAGTTTCTGAAACTCTTGTAAACAAAATTGATGGATACCTAGATTATGTTGTAGAAGAGTGGATGAAAGAAAATGCAGTGGCTATTGAAAGTTCACTTCGTTCAGAGATAACAGAAGATTTTATCAATGGACTTAAAACACTTTTTGAAAGTCACTATATTGAAGTTCCTGTTGAGAAAGTAGATATACTTGCTGAACAAGAAGAAAAAATCAAAACTCTTGAGAAAGAACTTAACGATGAACTGCATAAATCTGTAGAACTTCGTAAAGAAAATAAAAATCTCAAGAAGTCTGTAATTATCAAGAAACTCACTGAAGGTTTAACTGAAAGTGAGGCTTCTAAATTTAATGAACTCTGTGAAGGGGTATCATTTAATGATAGTGCATCATTTAGTCAAAAGCTAACTGTAATTAAGGAAACTTATTTTCCTAATACACCAACAAGAGGCTCTAGAGACATTGATGCTGATTTATTGAGTGAAGGTGGTTTGGAACATGTTGAAGATACTCAGAAAATTACTACTGAAGTAGATTTATATGCACAAGCTATTTCTAGAATGGTGAAAAAATAAAAATAATAAATATGTCTTAGAGAAGAATGGTTTCAAAACTATAATAAAGGAGAATAAAAGATGTACCTTACTGAAGAACTACAAAACAAATGGGAAAAGGTGTTAAATCATCCTGATTTACCAGAAGTTCGTGATGCACACAAAAGGGCAGTATTAACTGTTCTTCTTGAAAATCAAGTAAATGAAGCAAAGAAATCTAGTATGACGATTACTGAGGCTGCTCCAGCAAACTCTGGTCTAGCAACACCTAGCACAAGTCATACTAATGCAAATATGGCTGATTATGATCCAGTTTTGATTTCTCTACTTCGTCGTGCGCTACCAAATTTGATGGCGTTTGATGTTTGTGGAGTTCAACCTATGAAAGCTCCAACTGGACTCATATTTGCTATGAAGAGTAAGTATTCGACTCAAGGAGGAACTGAAGCACTACACGACGAAGCTCTTACATCTCATTCTGGTACAGGATCACATGCTGGTGGTGCTGATCCATTTGATGCGGCTTTAAGTTCAGGTACTGGATTGGGAACAACTGCTGGAGAAGCATTGGGGACAACTTCAGCTCCTGCTGGTGGAGTATTTCAAGAAATGGCATTCAGTATCGAGAAGGTTTCTGTAGAAGCTAAGACTCGTGCTTTGAAAGCTGAATACTCAATGGAACTAGCACAAGACCTTAAAGCTGTTCATGGTCTTGATGCAGAAACTGAACTAGCAAACATTCTTTCTGCTGAAATTTTAGCAGAAATCAATCGTGAAGTAGTTCGTACCATCTATCAAAGTGCTGTTACAGGTGCTACGACAACTGCTACTCCTGGAACTTTTGACCTAGACGTTGATTCAAACGGTCGTTGGTCTGTTGAAAAGTACAAGGGGTTGATGGTTCAAATTGAAAGAGAAGCAAATGCGATTGCTAAGACTACTCGTAGAGGACGTGGAAACATTCTCATCTGCGATAGTGATACGGCAAGTGCTTTGAGTGTAGCTGGACTTCTTGATTGTGGTTCTGCTCTCAAAGACTCTCTCTCAGTAGATGATACTGGAAACACTTTTGTTGGTGTATTAAATGGACGTTTCAAAGTTTACATCGATCCATTTGCTCCACTTGGAAGCCACTTTATGGTTTTAGGCTTCAAGGGTGCAAATCAATATGATGCTGGACTATTCTACTGTCCTTATGTACCTCTACAAATGGTTCGTGCAACTGACCAAGATTCTTTCCAACCAAAAATTGGATTTAAGACTCGTTATGGTCTAGTAGCAAATCCATTCTCGACTGCATCTGTTACTCAAGGTGCTGGTCTGAAAGATGGTGCTAATAACTACTACAGAAAGGTTAAGATTACTAACTTACTCTAATTCTGAAGTAGTATAATATATCAAATAAAAAAGGGAGCCTTTATGGTTCCCTTTTTTTATAGTTAAAATTGTAAGTTATTTTTATTATTATCTTTTTTTATAAAATATATTTTTCTTGACAGAGTTTGTATTATGTGTATATCATAAATATATGCACTATAATAATATCACATAATAAATCAAATGGCAACAGTAGATACCAGAAATTTTCAACCACCATTAAATTTTGAGTTTGCAGTAGACAAACTAACTGACTTTAATTATTTTGTACAAAAAATAAATGTTCCTGATTTAAGTATAGGGCTTGCAAATAATGGTGGTGCTACACCATTTTCACAAATTGCTTATACTGGAGATCATCTTGGATTTGGTGATCTTTCTATAGATTTTAAAGTTAATGAGGGTATGTATAACTGGTATGAAATATTTTCTTGGATGCAGGGCATAGGTTTTCCAGAAAATATAGATCAATATGGAAAATTAAAAAGTGGAACAATACCAGATTTAAATGGAGATCTTCCATTAAAAGTAATACCACAAAGAACTCATGGTTTAATTTATGGTCAAGGAACATTAATAATAAACTCAAGTCAAAATGAGCCTGTATTAAAAATTTCTTTTATAGATATGCACCCAATATCTTTAGGTGAGCTATCTTTTGACACTAGAGAGAGCGACGTTTTATATGCTACAGCATCAGTAACTTTTAAATATGATTACTATACAGTTGAAAAACTATAATAGGAGATTGTAAATGTCAAAGAATAAAGTAACAAGAAAAATACCAAAAAGAATAAAAATAGGTTATTCAAATTTTAAAATAATACCAAGATCCAAACATTGGGGCATTAGAAATAAAGCATATGGAATGTGTGAGCCAGAAAATGCTAAAATACAATACAATAATAACTTGAAAAAAGATGAATTAGTTAATACAATACTACATGAAGTAATACATGGCATTGTATATATGTATGATATACCATTTAAAAATATGAAAGATGAAGAAAGTGTTGTGAGAAAATTAGCAAATGGATTACATACCGTATTTAAAGATAACCCAAACTTTTTAGAATGGATTGCACAAAATTCAAATAAAAAAGATGATTAACGATATACCAGATTGGGTGTTTAAACTTAAAAAGGGTGATCATTTAATGATCACATTTCCATATACTAATGAGATTTTATTTGCTGAAGTTGTAGAAAATATTCCACAAGAATTATACAGTTCATATATAGGAATACTAACAGTTAATTATATTAATAAGTTTACAAGACATGAAGATTTGTTGTATGATGATTATGCGTTAAATGGAACTAGCTTTAGTAGCTGGTATGCATATCAAGTGGTTTAATTATGAAATTAGAAGAAATTGAAGCTCTCTGGGAGCAAGATTCAAAAATAGATAGAACTGATTTAGATAACGAAAGTCTAAAAATACCAAATTTACATAGCAAATATTATAAAATATATTTAAGAGAAAAGGTTCAGTTAAAATCTGAAGAGCAAGAGTATAAGCAATACTATAAAGTAAAATATGAATATTATACTGGAAAAATGTCACAAGAAGAACTACAAGAACATGGATGGGAACCATTTCAATTTCTTTTAAAAAATGATCTTCAAGTGTATATAGATTCCGATGCAGATATTTCAGATAGATTATTGAAGCTACAAGTTCAAAGAGAAAAAGTAGATTTATTAGAAAGTATAATAAAAACATTAAATACTCGTGGCTTCTTAATAAAAAATGCTGTAGACTTCATTAAATTTACTAGTGGTAACTAGTTAGTTCATCCAAAAACTACTATTTTTATCAATATAAATATCCACAATATGAACACATTCCATAAGTGGATATTTGTTAATGGAAAAAATTGTTGTAAAAAAACATAATGAAGTTTATATCAGTGTAGATACATCTTCATCAATACATAGAGAACTTTCCGACTTCTTTAAGTTTAAAGTGCCGGGCTATCAATTCATGCCAGCATATAAAATGAGAATATGGGATGGCTTCGTGCGTTTATATAATATGATGAATGGTCATATATATTATGGTCTTTTACCATATATACAAAAATTCTGCGAATCGAGACAATACCATTTAGAAATAGAACCACAGCTTTTGGAAAAAAATTCTTTTTCAGAAAAAGATTGTGAAGATTTTTTAAAGACATTAGAACTACCATTTGAAGCAAGAGAATATCAAATAAAAGCAATACATAATGCAATAAAAAATAATAGGTCATTATTAGTATCTCCCACTGGTTCTGGCAAAAGTTTAATAATATACTCTTTGACAAGATATTACAACAAAAAAACATTAATTATTGTACCTACAATATCTCTTGTGTCTCAAATGTTTTCTGACTTTAAAGAGTATGCAAAGAATCAGCCACAATACCATGTAGATAAAGTTTGTCATCCAATTTATAGTGGAAAAGAAAAAATAACAGATAGTAATGTTGTAATATCTACATGGCAGTCAATTTATAAATTATCTAGAAAATGGTTTGAGCAGTTTGATGTTGTAATAGGAGATGAAGTTCACCTATTTAAAGCAAAATCATTAACTAGCATAATGGAAAAGTTGGATAAAACAAAATATCGTTTTGGAACAACTGGAACACTAGATGGAACTCAAGTGAATAAGTTAGTTTTAGAGGGACTTTTCGGTACAAAGTTTTCAGTTACTAGCACAAAAGAGTTGATGGATAAAAAACATTTAGCTGAATTAAGTATAGACTGTATTGTATTAAAATATGACAAAAATGTTATTAAACTTCATAAAAAAGATTCATATCAAGATGAAATGAAATTTCTAATACAAAATGAAAGAAGAAATAATTTCATAAAAAATTTAGCAATAAAAACGGAATCAAATTGTTTAGTGATATTTCAATTTGTAGAAAAGCATGGAAAAATTTTATACGAATTAATAAAAGAAAAAGTTGATAAAACAGATCCAAATAGAAAAGTATTTTTTGTATCGGGTGAAACAGATGCTGAATCTAGAGAAGAGGTACGAAGTATAACAGAAAAGGAAAAAAATGCTATCATAGTTGCATCGAGTGGAGTTTTTAGTACAGGAATTAATATTAAAAATTTAGAGAATATTATATTTGCATCTCCAACAAAATCAAGAATAAAAACTCTACAATCAATAGGAAGAACATTAAGAATTGGAGACAACTCAAATAAAGCAAAACTATATGATATAGTAGATGATATGACTGACAAATCGCATAAAAATTTTGCAGTTAAACATTTTCTAGAAAGAGTTAAAATATATGACGAAGAGAAGTTCAAGTACAAATTATTTAAGGTAAAT